TAGTTGCAACACTTAATGCAGAAGCACTTAAATTTGCTGCTGATAGATTACCAGTAACTTGCATATCACCTGTTGCTAAATTTCCTGCAACAGTAAGATTACCCAATACACCCACACTCGTAATGCTTGGTTGACTGCTTGATGTTAATGTACCACCAACATAAGTTGCAGAAACAGAACCAACATCTAAATTACCATTAACAGTAATATTACCTGATGTTACGATACCGTTTGCGTCAGTTGAAATTGTTTGAGAACCAACAGTAAGAGTATTACCACTTAAATACAAGTCGCGCCATCTGTGTGCAGGTGTGCCCAAATCATAAGTAACGTTAGCATATGGAACCAATGAACCACCTACAAAATTACCAACAACTAGATTTGATACACTAACGTTTCCTGAGAAGTTAGCATTGATTGTTGTTATTGTATTTGCTAGTCCTATCGTAAAGGGGGTAGCATATGAATAGATTGTTGCAGTATTACTATTTGCGACTCCTAATCCTACTTGTAGACTACTAGTTGTTTGTATTGTAATGTTTGAGATGTTTGCTGAAATAGTAACATTACCGGTAATCAAGTTACCCTTTGAAGTTAAACCAGATCCTGCAGTGATTGAAGCTACGCCGGTGACTAGGTTAGCTGAGTATAATTCAGTAAAGTTGTTTTGTACTTTTTGAAAGGCTGATCTAATGGGATCTGCATTTGGATCGTTTGGAAATGAGCCTAAATCTATATTTTGCTGACTCATCCTATTACCCCGTGTTTTAATAATTTACAATTATTCATATGATACCTTTTCATATTTGTTATTCATTGAGTATTTATCGTACTTATTAAGTTGACTGTCCAAAAAAATAGCCCACCTAAGTGAGCTATTTAAAATGCGGAGTTTTTATTATTAGATTCCGCTTAACTTTTTCCATTCGTTAATCATTTGCTTAGCCTCTACTACACGAACTGGGTTACCCATGGCCTGAGAACTTTTCATTTTATGTAAGTCATTTCCAATTGACAACAGGGCTTTTAACTTCATTAGTTCAGTATCAGCAGAAGCATCACCACCGGCATCATTTGCCCATTCAGTAACTTGTTCTTCTTCACCAGGTTCACATTCACACTCCATCATACCGCACTCATTGCATGTTTCACCTTCTTCATGGTCATGGTCATGTTCTTCTTCAATGGAGCTAGTGTCTTTGTACTCTTTGTTACCCAACTTAAATTCTCCACCTTTTGGAGTGTCTTTCAATTTACCAGTGAAAGCGTTACCTTCATCAGTTTGTTCTTCTTCCTCGTCATCAGATTCTTCACTTGATTCTTGTTCTTCGTCACCTGATTCTTCGTCATCTGCACTAGCTGGTTCTAATGTACCTGCTTCTGAACTTTCTTCATCTTGGTAATCTTCACCGTCTTCACTATCTTGAGCTTGTGGGTGTTCTCCACCGATGCCAGACATTTTCTTAATCAAGGCTAACATATCATCACCGTCACCAACGACTTCTGGACTCATTTCTGGTTCTGTACCTGTACCGTCAGCTTCTTCTTCGCCGCCTTGTGCTACACCATAACCAACTTCTGGTTTTTCGTTACCGCCAAAAACACCCATTCCTGAACTACGCAATACTGACAATAGTTGTTCTGCATCTGCGTCTGTTGCATTAATGCTCACACTATCAGGAGCACCTTGTTGACCAGTGCTAGTTGATACCGTGATACCTTCTTTTAACAAGCTGTTAAGTTGTGACTCCCAGCTTTCCATTTGAATATCTTTCATATCTGTACCTTCTTTAAATAAACTTGGCTTTTTCAAGCTAGAAATAAAATTGTATGCTCTATCTGTTGCAGCATTAATTGGATCTACACTCCATGGTGTAGATTCTTGTTTATCAGGAACTTGAACCATTTTGCTTGGCTTAATGCCAGGAGCTTTTTGTGCAAAATCTTCAGTTGCTGCTTCATCTAAACTTGGGTTTGTTTGATAATGCTCATATGAACTAGCAACATCACTCAAAAAATCTTCATTGTAGCTTAACATATTGTGTGCTGATTTTGGAGTCATACCAATAGCAACTAGTTCATGGTACACAGCACTTGCAAAGTCATCAGAACTAGTGTTCAAGCCTGGCTTCTCACGTGCCAATACCTTAGCTACTGTTTCATATGTATACTCTGAATCTTCATAGATGCGGCTTTCAGCTACTTTCTTTTTAGACTTTTTATCATTTACGGCTTTCTTGAAACTTTCTTTCTTGTTACCGTCTTTGTCCATGTCTAAGAAGTCTGGTTTAGCTGCTTCATCTACTGCAACTTTTGTTGTGTTTAAGTGTGCATCAATTCCAGACGTGCTTTTGAGTTTCCATTTAGCTGCTGCCTTTTTAGCCGCATCATAGCTAGTGGGAGCAGTTACTTCACATTTACCTTTTTTAGCATGTACACATGTGTATGATTTTTCTTCAGCAGATTCTTTCAGTTTACCTTGGACTTTACCTTCTGATACTTCTTCTTTGTTACTAAATTTAGCACGAATATTTTGCATTTTCTTTTCACTAGCGTGGTCTTGACCAGCTTTACGTAACGCATCCATACCATCTTTACCGTACTTCTTGTTACCTAAGTATGCTTGTAATCCTGATTCTTCAACCGCGCCTTCTTCATTGCCAGGACGATTATTCATTTTGATACGATTAGATAAATGTGTCATTATGTCTTTGCGTTGTGTAGCCTGTGACATTTGATTTGGTGATTGTGCGTCACGCTTTGCGGCTGCTGATTGAATAGTAGCTGGACTTAGTTCTTCTAACTTACCGGCCTTAGCTAACTTAGCACGAACAGCACCTGCTACACGTGCACCGGCTTCTTTTGAACCATAGCGTTGAGCGGCTGACTTAGCAATCTTAGCAAAGTTTTTGCCTGGTTTGCCTTCATCTTCACCCTCAGCCATTTGTTCATCCGGATTCAATGTCATTTGACCTTGACCAATAGCACTCTTAATTTGAGTTGCTAGTTGTGGATTTGTAACTGTACCTAATGTTTTATTACCTTGTGTAATAACTTGTGTATTTTGTTGGGCTGGTTTGATTTGCACTTGGTCAGCTTCGTTGATAGCTTGTTCAACCGCTTCCATGTATTCTTTTAATGAATGCTTTTTAGAAACTGTTCCAACTGATTTGCTTGGTTTAGCACCCCCGCCAAATATCCCACCTAAAGACTTAGTATCATATGATTTTACTTCACCTGAATCGTCAGCGCCCTTCTTAGGACGACCGCGACCTTTTTTAGGTGCATCTTTTTTAGCTTCAGACTCTTTGTCTACTTTACCAATTCTAGAGCCGTATTGGTCACGAACATCTTCTTTACCGTGCTTGTTACCATAGTCACCTTTATGGACTTTACCAGTCTTTGTATCTTTTGTTTCAGCTTCACTCAATGTGTTGAATGACTGCAATAGGCTTTTGAAATCCATTATTTTGATCCTTTTCTATTTTGCGTTTGTTGCAATACTACTAACGCTTGTTCAATTCTGTCTAATTGTTTACCCATGTCATTCATCTTTGTTTCTGCATTTTCTGCTTTAACTTGAATAACTGTTGTCTTTGTATTTAAGTCATTGATATTAGTATTCATTGACAGGTAACCTGTACCACCGATGCCACATGCACCGACTACTATCCATGATAATTGACTAGTAGTAAAGTCCACCACTATCCTGCCTTTTTAGAACCAGTAGCTGGTCGTTGAGGGCGAGTAATTTTACTCATTGGGCTAGAAGTATTGATACCTTCTTTACTCTTGTTTGGTTGAGTTGGTGTTTCTTTAGCTGCATATGGGATAAAAACACTTGGCTTTTTTGGTACCACACGGTCAAGATACTGATTAGCATATTCTTTACTTGCTTCTTTACCATTGTCTTCTAATGTTTCAGTATTCAATAGTGCTTTTTTATCTTCTGCATCCATTTGGTTTGCATATTTGTCAGCTTCACTGTTGATGCTATCTTCATAATCAGTAGTTAATACACGAACTTTGTTGATGTTGTATCCTAGTTGTTGAGCAACTTGTTGAATCATTGGTTCAGTAGCTGGATACTTAAATTCTGCTTTGATGATTGTGATTGACTCATTCTCTAAGTCAGGAAAACCGTACGGGCTTTTCTGTATTGGAGTGGTCTTTGGTTCTTCAATTTTGACTGGGTCAAATTTGGTTAGATTGTATTTGAACAATTCTATAAAATTCTTATCAACATCTCCGGCGATTTTGATAGTATAGCGATATGTTCTCGCACTTTCCATTAGATAATGACGTAGGCTTTTCATTTTTAAATTCCTGTATTAATTATTTATCACTGTTCCGTTTTTTTGTTTGCCAAGATACTTCGTAGTAGTTCGTTGCGGTCTACTAAGCTACCTTCGCCTAACGGAATGTTTTGTATTTCTTCTGATTTTGAAGCAACTTTTTGATCTAATACTGCTTTCTTCATCTGTAAGTCTAGCATCTTAAGTTTTTTGTTTATTTTTGCAGTTTTGGCTGTAATAGCATGACCTAACATACTACTTGCACTATTAAATATTTCACTTGCAAAACGACTGTCAACTTGCATCCCCAAATCCATTAAATCTTTGTAACTATCTGTCGCTAATTGAGCAAGTGTGTCCATTTCAGTATCACTAGCTTCCAATCCACGAACTTGCGGCAATGCGTTTTCAATCTTTTCTAATGTTGAAAGTGCTTCTTGTGAGATATCTTGAAGTTGAGCCTGCTCGATAATATCTTCATTGACATTATCATCAGAAGGGGGTAGGTCAAAAAGTTCACTTAATTTCTTGGTCATTCTACTATCCTATAATAGTAGTATTTATTCGGTTTCTATTTTCCAAAATGTAATTTACTCTGTCCCAAGAGATACTTAGTGTTTTTTCTTATAATCCGCTTTGCCGCTGTAAAATAAATCGGATTCCGTGATGACTCTAAAAGTAAGTCCTGCTTGCTTGCACCATGCCATTGCTGCTGCCCACTTTGCGTGGTTGACTGCTACTACAGCACGGTCTCTAGCACTAACAACCTTACTTTCAATCAAACTTTGTTTCTTTGGTTTGATTTCTACCATTTCAGCAATTTGCTTGCCAAACTTGTTTTGATAGATTACGATAAAGTCAGGTATATAATTGTGCATCTTACCGTCTAATGGACTGCGGTATGGCACCGAAACTGATTCGCTTGCCCATTGCAATACACTGTCATTTCGGTCACAAAATTGCATAAAGGTAAACTCCCAACCACTACGATATTTAGGCTTATTTTTGCCTATATATTTTTGTGGATTAGTAGGCGTAAATTGACCTTGTGCATACTTAGCCATTATAAAACTATATTTCGTTGAACGTTTTGATTAGGTTGCGGTGTTGAACTTACACCATACAAACTTGTTTTGCTTTTTGCACTATTTAAGTAATAGGCTAGTATTGAGTTAATTTCTAAATTTGTCTTACCGTTTAAGTAGTTAATTAAATTCAATGGATTTTCACCTGACAATGTAGCAATTCTAAAAATTAATAATGTAAAGTTATCAGTAGAATTTTTGTTCTTTGTCATTTCATAAAAAAATGAATGAACGATTTCATATTGATTGGCATCAACTACCAAATCAAAATTATAAAAATTATCAAACAACCTCACTGTGTTGTCAAGTTGTGTTCTTGGAGAATCAATAATTGTTGCCATAATTATACCGCAGGTGGAACGTTAATTGTATTTACTCTTGCAGGTGAAGATAGAGGAACACCTCCAAATCCAGGAACATTGTTCTTAATAACAGTTGAATCTGCTGTTGGGAATTGAAATATGTTGTTTCTGTTTGGTGTATTTTGTAATGCTCCTGCCGCAGCATTTAGCACTTCACCTTTAGCAATGTTTAGAATATTTTGAGGATTCTTAAATGTTTGTAATGCAGCACCAGATTTTTGAATTGCACCAAAAATATTACCGTCAGATAAATCTTGCATAACTCCACCAACCGCTGATACTAAACCACCTTGACCCAAGATAGTAGCATTTGATCCAGGTCTTGCGATTGGACTCA